CGCATCGTTGGTCTGGTGGAGTTCGATTGACGGGACGGGGTTATCGGCGGCCCTGGACGCGGCGCGGTCCAGGCGGAGGCCGGAGCGGAGGGTCCGGGCGCCGAAATTCAGGAGGCCAGGGTGGGGGCCAGCGAAAAAGATCACCCAGGGCGCGTCCAGGGCGGTGCCCAGGACGGCGCGGCCCTGGGTGGTGGCCAACCAGGAGGTGAACGCGGTGTCAATGGTCACCCGCCCGTCCTGGTCCACCTGGACGCACTGGCGGGGAACGTATGCCACCTGAGACGGGCGCCCGGTGGTGGAGTCCAGGCGGGTCACCCCCCAGTAGGCGGCGCCGTCAAAGAACAAGTCATCCAGGGTTTTCAGGAGGGTCTGCTGGTGTGGCTCCGCCGGGTCAGGTTGGGCCAGCAGGTCCGGGGACCCGCCGCCCCAGAGGGTGTCCGTATCGCCCAGGTACGCGCGCATAGGCAGGCGGGCCAGCGTGCCGCAGACGCGGTGGCGGGCGGCGGCCACCGCCGGGACGCTCATGGCCTCCGATCGGCCGATGGGGAGTAGCTCCTGATCCAGCCACCCAAACACGTCCTGGAGGGTGATGGACGTGAGGGTGTCGTCACCCCATGGGGAGGCCGGTAACAGGCCGCCACCGGCGGACGGATAGGCCGCCGCCGGGGCCATTTTCGAGACGGAGCCGGTACGGATAGCGGCGGATAAGCCAAGCGCCGCACGGAGTCCCATGGGCCGGACCCAAACCACAAACGGGTCATTTGTCAAACAAAACGTGTCCGTTTTGTCGCCGCGTGCAACCCAGTGCAACAAATTCCACCCACACGGACTAATTGTGACCCGCCGTTAACTGTCGGTGGCGCCGTGTATCCAGGCCCCGTGGATGACATCCAGCTACCGGACCCGTACGCGCGCCCCCTGGTCACGCTGGCGGAGGTGGCGGAGTGTTGGGGGGTCCACCGGGCCACGGCCTGGCGGTGGGTCCACGCGGACGGGTGCCGCATCCTGCCGGGCGGGCGGATACCCACCGCCGTCATGTATGCGTGGCTGGGTCAGCCGTTCCCCGCTCCGGCGCCGCCGCCGCCCAGGGTGATCACCCTGAATCCTCCAGAGTGATGATGCGCGGGCGGACCGCCGGGGCGGGGCGGTGATCATGTCCCCAGGCGGCCAGCGTGCCGCCGACCAGGGGGGAGATTTCGGCGGCGGAGGTGCGGCGGCCCCACCCCCACCCGTCCCCCATGGGGCGGCGGGCTGCTCCGGCCACCGCCGCGTCCAGGTCAGGCTCCGCCCGGTGGAGGCACGTACGTGCCATGATCTTGTCATAGAACGAGGCGCAGGCCGCCGTGTACTCCCGTGGGGACACGGTGGTGATGGTCAGGCCCGCCCTGGTGGCCGCGTCCACCACCGTGGCCACCGGGCCGTCAGCGGTGGCGACGATGGCCGCTGGTTTGTTCGCGGACTGGATGGCGCGTAGCTCCGTGACGGCCCAGGTGACGCCCGGGCGGCACGCGACGACCTCCACCACCGGCAGGCCGCTGGAGCCGGTCCAGCAGGCCACCAGGGAGGTCCTGGACCTGTCCACGGCCACGTCCACCCCGATCACCGGCGGGTCCAGGTTGGGCCGTTCGAGCGGGGCGGCGGCGGCGGACCAGACCCCCGGTGGGATCACCGCATCGGAGGTCACTTGCCAGACGTTCAGGAATTCCCTGGCGAACCCGGACAGGCCCATGACGGCCAGGGCGGAGTGGAGCGCGGCCTCGTCGGCCAGTCCGGCGGCCAGGCCAGGGTGGACGCGGTGCCAGACGGCGGGGTCCGTGGGGTCGTCGTCCTGGTCGGCGCCGTACTCCAGGAGCGCTATCCCTGGGGTCCCCACCCTGGCCAGGTCCAGGTAGCGGCGGAGGTAATCCGATTTCGTGGTCCCGGCGGTCCCTATCAGAATCAACTGACGGCGCCGGCGCGTCTGCATCGTCGGGATGATGGTCTGGTCCAGGGCGCGGCCCTGGGTTTCGTCGATTTCCTGGGCCTCGTCCACCACCACCAGGTCCAGGGCGGACCCCCGGAGCGCGCCGTCCTTCGGGGGGAACGCCTTGAGGAAACTCCCGCGCCGGAACGTCATTCGCTCCGTACCGGCGGACCGGCGGGACGCCACGACCTGGGCCAGCGGGGTGCCCGCCAGTTCCGCCATGCGCTCCTGGAATCGCTCCGTGGTCACGTGGCCCGTCTGGGCCGTGTAGGCGGCGCGGTAGTCCGGGTGCTGGATGCACCGACCCTGGGCCAGGTCGAACACGAACGTGGTTTTCCCCGCCTGGCGGGGGACCATGATCACCCCCACCTGGTGTACGTACGTGCCATCGGGGTGCATTTCGCCCAGGAGGTCCCCGGCGGCCCGCTGCCAGGCGTTCCACGGGCGGCGGTGCGTATGAGCGACGAACGCTCCGGCGGCGCCGTCAGTCGGGCGGGATAGGTCCCGTGGGGTGGCCAGTCTCGGCGGCACTGAATTCCGCGTAGGCGTCCGCAAGGGCGTCACTCCCGGTGTCATCTGCCGCTCCGAATAGGTCCACCCGGCAGGCCCGGTATTCACTGGATAGCTGGACGTAACCTGGTGTGCCGCCACGGTTTTGGGTACGGGCCGCATTCGCGGCGTCCAGGCGGTCCGCCAGCGACTGGGCCAGGACCACCAGGTCAGGCTCCCAGTCCGCGCCCTCCAGTTGCGCCATGCGGGCATCCAGGGCCGCCCGGATAGGGCGCCCGGCGGCGGCACTGGTTCCGCCCAGGGTGAACAGAGGGTCAGTCATGGCGGCGGCCTCCTGGTTGCGAACGGGTCCCGATAAGGGTATGGCCCGCCACCGTCACTGGGGACGATGGCGGGCCATGGGGGGGCGGACCTGGTCAGAGGGTACGGGAGGTGGCGGAGTGGGTCAGGCCCTCCTCCACCGCCACGCGGCCGGAGAAAAACCAGGAGGAGGTCCACCCGCACTGGCAGACGGCACGGGTGACGCGGCGCCACGGCCCCGCCTGGAGGCCCTCCTCCGAGTGCTCCACGTGGGTCCAGTGCTGCTCCTGGATGGACCGCGCCACCGCCGCGCGGACGGCGGGGTCCTCCCAGGCGCCGGTCATTCTCCGGCCTCCTCATCCGCCGCGAACATGAACGGCGCCATATCGAACGGGTCCCAGAGGTCCACCGGGTGGTCCTCCATGGCCTCACCCAGACACGGGTGACAGATGACCGGACCCTGGTCGAACGCGGACCGGCTCATCCGGACCTTACGGCCGCACGTCGGGCAGGCGGCGGCCACCCCGTTGTTATTGGATTTCCGCCCGGTGGCCTCCCTCCGGGACTCCGCCCGGCGGGCCACGGTGATGGTCCCCAGACGCTCCAGGGAAGTTGCGTAGCGCTCCCTGGTTTCGTCGGTCAGGGAGGTATCGGACCACCCGATGGTCCCCACCTGGGCCGCGTCCAGGCCCACCTCCGCCGCCAGGGTGCGGTATGCCGCATTGTGATAGCGGCCGCCGCGTGAGGTGTCCTTGACCCCACGGAGGTGGGCCAGCGCATGGGCCGCCTCGTGGAGGAGCGTGCCCAGGACCCGCTCCGGGTCGTTGACAATCTCACCGGCCACGAAGATTTCGTGGTGGGTGTCCTGGTCCTCCTCCCACCGTCCCGGCGCGAAATGGCCCTGGTTCAGGGCCACCCCCTTAGCCAGGGAGGCGGTCCCGGAGGACACCACGATGGCCACCGGCGGGAGTTCCGGGTGGCGGCGCCGGATGGTCCCCCAGACACCCTCCAACGTCACGGTGACAGGACTGGTGACCTTACGGGGGGCGGCCCGCTCCGCCTGACGGGCGCGGACTGTTTCGATCGGCTCCAGTGAACCTCTGGCGGCCATGCTTGACTCCTAGAGTGTTGGGGGGGGCGGCGGCTCCGCCCTCCCTGACACCCCAGACTATGCCACGTACGTGTCAGGCCGTCCAGGTGACCTCCGTCACAGGGATTCCCCCACCTGGTAGTCCGCCTGTTCGATACACGCATATTTCACGTGATTCATTTGGCCCTCGTCAATTGTTTTGATATCGGGGGAGAATGTGCCCGCCAGCTGTCCGGCGGTCAGCGCGTCCGGATTACTGACGTAAAAGAATCGGCGGCCGCCGGTACTGGCCGCGAATATGCGCCCATCACCGCCCGCCACCTGGAGTAGTTGCATCATGTCTAGGTCCTCCTCTAATTCGGGTAATGGTTCCGGGGTGGGTCCAGGCTCCGGCGGGACAGGCCCCGGAGCGGGCAGGGTAGCCGCGATTTTTGCGAGAGTGCTTGCACTCACGCATATCTCGAAGTGCATTTCATCATATCCGTGTAACCAGTCCACGGCGCCCTGGACCTCGTCAAGAATGGCGTATATCTCACCCTCCTGGGCATTAGTGAATGTGCCACTACTGCCATTAGGGTGTAAAGGCGCATTGATATCCAGGGCGGTGCCGGAGGCATGGCAGGACAATTGATTAGGGTTATTCGCATTCGCTTTATACGTATATCCCCAGTCCCACCCTTCTATTACGGCCTCCACCCGGTAATGGAATTGCGAGGCCACGTAGGCCATGACGGTGGCCACGTCACCCGATTTAATTCCGCCGGGGAATGGCAGGCCCACCAGGTCACCGAATGGGACGATTCCGATAGCGTTTTTATCGGAATTCGCGGGCCACCCGTTGTAGGAGCTACCGCTGGCCATTGTCCCGCCTCCACTCCTCCAGGCGGCGCCGGGCGCGGCGGCGGGCCTCGTCCGGGGTGTAGGGGCGGTGCGGCCGCTCCTGGCCATGCTCCGGGGGTTCACCGCGTGCCTGGACCATGGACGGGGTGATCCGGGACGGATGGCGCCGGACCGGCGCGCGTTCGTTGTCAGTCATGGCCTGGTGATACCAGGCCGCCCCGACAGGCCCCAGGAGC